GCGTGTCGCTGCGCGATGTATCAGGCGAGACTCAAATCAGACGACTACACATGTAGAACTGTACGAAAAAGGCTTGTGGACGGGGGTTCAAATCCCCCCAGCTCCACCATACACAAGGGCTCGGAAAATCTCCGAGCCCTTTTCTTTGCTCCAAAGCCCAGTACTGGCGGGCTTTCGACGAGTGACCTTAAGGACGGGATAACTTCACTTCTTTAAAACGTGGAGTTTTTTTGCCGTTTTCTCTCTCTTTTCTCTGTTTTCTTAAGGACGCGTCCATAAGGGGAACCTAGGTTTCATGCGGGTTTTCGGGAGGCCGTTTAACCTTAACTGTGCATGAGCATCAGCGATTTTGTAAACGCCCACGCTTTTAGAGCACAAGGAACGAGATAACGGGGGAAACTTATCCGTTTGGCGAAAGTTGTCCACAGAAGAATACCCACTGTGGACAACAAACGGTCTTAGAAGTTGGTGATCAGCACCTCATTGGCTGGGGTCACGCCCTTGGCTGCCGCCGAATAGACCGTCTTGACAGACTCAATCTTGAACTTTTTGAACGTCGAGCGCACCCCGTCGACGTCGTTCAAGCTCATGATGAACTTGCCTTTTACACCCTTTAAAACATCATTTAAACGGGCGAAATCACCTCGTCCAAAGATGCCAGTACCATAGTCCCCCTCATGCCCCCAATAGGGCGGATCAAGGTAAAACAACGTTGTTGGCTTGTCGAATCGGGTGAGTACGGTCTCATAAGGCAGGTTTTCAATGAACACCCGCTTGAGGCGGGCTTCAGCCGCCGCAATATCAGCGTCCAGCGTCGTTAAATTAAGCCTAGGCCCACCAGTGGCCGCCACACCAAACGATGGACTGGTTAACTTAGCTCCAAACGACAGCTTAGACACATAGTAAAACCGCGCAGCCCGCTGCACATCGGTCAACACCTCGGGCGGTGTAACCAGCATGCGTTTGAACTCATCGCGAGCAATTAGCTGCTGGCTCAGCTGCTCTAGAAACGCTGACCTATGGTGTTTGACCACACGGTAAAACGTCACCAAATCACGGTTGATATCGTTGATGATCTCAACCTTACTCGGCGCCTTATTAAAGAGCACCCATGCAGCGCCTGAAAAGACCTCAACATACGCTGTATGGGCTGGCATTCGCTCAACGATCTGAGCTGCCAATTTGCTTTTGCCGCCCAGCCATGCCAGCGGACTCTTTTTCTTGACCATTCACTACCCCTTCACACGACGCTCGAAGGCGCTCAAGTTGGGGGCTCTTGGCCCTCACATCATTCAAAGTGCTGCATCTGCTGCACTTGATTTGGACTCTCTCAAACAACGCGCGAGCCAGCAACTTGCTGCACGCGCCACAACGGACATCTTTCAACATAGGCATCATTCATAATGACCCTCGCCTCTAGAGGTGGCAGGGTCTTCGGTTGATGCCGTGCGTGTTACGGCGGAGACGGGTGCTTTGGGTGTTACCGCACCCTCAGCACTCGCCCTGTTTTTTTAGCAGTGGTCCCCATCAGGATCAAACGGGTCCAGCAGGTTTTGGCAGACATACGCCGCCAGTGCTGTACGCCACCCCTCATCGCTTGCATGGAGTCGCTTCAATCGCGTGGTCACCAAGGGCTCAACGTACAAATAGGTCACATTGAACGACCAGCGCCAAATCGTCAGCGTGGTGGATTGCCAACATGTGCGCGGCAACTCTAAGAAGATGACCGAAGCAATAGTGAGCTGACACAGCACATCCACCAAAGCCGCCACAAGAACGAACGGGTACAACAGCAGTAACGAGAAGCCACACAAGCGCCCGGACAGCTTGGCTCGGTAGACGCTCATCGTGAACACGTAGAGTGCGTAAAACAGCCACAAATACAAGAATGCAAAAACCACATCAAAACTCAGTGGGTTGAGAAATTGATACTCAAAATCAAACATCATGGCACCACTTTCATTAGTTGAGCAAAAGCTGCTTCGGCTTGTGCTTTCATGCCAGCAAGCACAGTCTCAACAGCCTCTGGGGTATCAGCTGCATTGACTGCATCTTGTGTGTGACGCTTCAAACCATCAATCAAGCCAACGGCCTGCGCGTAGAACGCAGCATTGGTCAACACTTTGTCAGTGAACGCATCAATCGTTTCACCTTTGCCGCGCGCATTGATCTCGGCTTGAAAAGCCGCCTTATCGCCCGCCGAGGCAGTGCCCGCCTTGATCGCCTTAGCAATCACCAGTTTGTTGTTCCACGCCGCGATTTCAATTTCATCAGGTGTGCCAGCAATCTTGACGCGTTGGGCTTTACCGTAGGCATCAATGCGGGCCATACCGTCCGCTTTTGAGGCAGCCAACTTCGCGGCGACTTTCACTTGGTCAACTGTCCATGCACCATTCGCCCACGAGTACTCAGGCGCAGGCGGTGGAATATCTGTCGCGCCAATATCAGTGGGCGTCTTGCCGATTTCATTGATCGCAGTCTTCGCGCCGGTAGCCGTGACGAACAGCGTTACGCCACGCCAATTAGCTTTCACTTGCCATTGGCCGTTGGCGAATACTGCGACCTCTCGGACGGCTGTTTTCGGTGGCTTGAGCGCTGTAGCGAACGCTGGTAGCAGGACAACGCCTGGCTCAAGCGGGGATTCATCGGCGGGCACTTCACTGATGAACTCGCCGGTTAATGGGTGGAAGTTATAGATAGTCTTGTTCATGGTGTCCTCGATCAGTACTTGATACAGGCAAGCAGCGCGACGTTACGGGGGCGGGTTTCTGCGGCTGTACGTGGTGCGCCATTGGTGCCGTCCGTCGTCGGATTTCGCACGCCGTCAGATGCAACAGACGGACCGGTTGCAAGAAAATCTCCAGTTGTACTGCCACCCGCATACAGCTTGGCATTGGTGTAGCCGTTGTAGTGATAGTGGCCCTGAAACGCGTCGGACTGCGCGGAGCCAAACACGCGGCTGCTATCAACACCACGGCTGTCATCCCATCCACGCAAGAACTCGCCACGCAGGTCTGGAAGATTGAACGTAGTTGAACCGTCGCCCACACCGAACGTAGTTCCGATGGCTGTGAACAGCGTGGAATAGGTAGCACGAGAAACCAACGCACCATTTGCTTTTAAGTAACCACTGGGCGCTGTATTGCGAGCAAAAAATGCCAGCTCACCCGCCTGCAATCCAGAAACAGGAAGCGGATCAAGAATTACAAAGTCTATGCCGTCGTATTCAATATCCGCGAGTTGATTTGCAGCTATGGATGCTGAAATCTTTGTTCCACTTGCGTCGTATTGCTTAAGACTCTTAGCCCCAAGACCCGCAATATTCAGCGTATCGCTACCGGCTCCGGCAGCATGAAACTTCAAGCGCAGGCGAAGGTTTGTACCTAACGCTGCAAGCGCCACAGCACTGGCTGGCAATGTCACCGTGAATGCGGGCGCGGTGCCAGCGGTCGTATAAGCCGTGTTGGTTTGTTGACGCTGCAAGGTTGCAATGGCCGTCATCAATTGATTCAGCGTTGCATTGCTGGGTGTTAGTCCAGCCTGTTCGATGACCGAGATCACTTCTTCTTGCAGACCGTTACACCAGTCTGCATTCAGGTTGGTTGCTGTGATGCCATTGGCTAAATCACCATCTTTGAAACCATCTTTACCAACGCCGAATTTATTCAGCAGGCGCGAGAGTGTTGATATCCGTTGCATCTTCTATCCTTGGTACGCAAAAATTACATGGGTCTGCGCAGGCTTGCGCGTATTGAATAAACCCTCAATCAAACTCGGCTTGTAGCTTTGCAAAGCTGCATCGCAGTTACCGTTGCATGTCAGCGTTACGGCATTTTGTGCAGCATGGGGAATATTCACCCGCCACACAAAAGCATCAAAGTCCGAGTAAAGCGCCGAATTGCAATTCATATCGCAGTCGATCTGCGCGAACTCAGTGATGGTGATCACCTCACCAAACCTTGCCGCCAACGCTATGAAGTACGCAATGCTTTGACCGCCTGTGTCGTTGTATTTTTCAAATGCAGCCGCTTGTCGATCAAGCAAAGTCATAGTCGATGCATTACCACTTGTGGCAAACAGACGCTCCCAGTCTTCCAGCGCATGCGTTGCTCGGCGTGGGTCAAACTGAGCCACAACATCAACCACTACGTTTTGAAACCGTGCAAACGCAGCAGCGACGGCCTCTAAAAATCGCGAAAGAACTGAATCAGGTTCACGCGTAATCACGCTGCTGGGCGGCAACATAGCCAGCAGCGCGTTCAACCATGCGCTCACACTCACGCCCATGTGATCACTCCCAGCACAGGCATCTGGCCTGTGGCATACACGACACTGGAAGCTGGCGTAATCAAGATACTGTCTGTTTCACCTACCGCATCTGAAATGACTTGTCGCAAATGGCTCACTGGCAACGTACAGCCAGGCGATGCTTCACGCACCAACATGTCAGCCAAATCTTCGGTCACAGCAGCTTGCACGGCAGGTGTATTGGGCGTGAGCTGAATTGTCAAATTCAGCGGCACAGCAATAGGTGCCACCACAATGGCACGCGCCGTCACAGGGCGCACCGCATCAATATGCGCTTGCACCGTAGCCACCTCGCCAGCATCTGGAATCGGGGTGACATCCGCATCACGAACAAACCGAACTACCACGCTGCCAGCCCCTTGTTCACCGGGATACACCCATGCCCGCGTGACGCCAGCCACCTCTTCAGCCCAATCAATGTAGTCTTGCAAATTGCCACCACTTGCAGGCGTACGCCAGCGGGAAACAATGCGCGCTCTAAATGCTTCATTCATTTCTGCATCAGCGCCACCACTCAGCTCAGAAGCTACCGTAGCTGCACTGGCAAACCCTGCGACAGGTGCGACCAGTGACAGTGCTGCACCACTCACCGTATTGCTAGATTGCCCAGCACCTACCGCTTGAACAGGCACCAAATAGGCTACTCCTGTACCAACCACATCAAGCGTAGTTGCAAACTGCACACCATCTGCACGCTGAAACAACGTGCCAGCAGGCATTGGCATACCCACCGAGCCAACGACTGACAGCATGCCTGTTGCTGACGCTGCGGGGATGCGATAAATGTTTTTACGCGCACCGTGATCTTCCAAGTACTCAACGTCGCATGTATCAGGCCACGCCTGTTTGAAATGGTATTCAGCGAATTGGTACAGCGCTGACAAACCACCCGCAAATACGCGGTTGATCACACCAATCAAGCTGCGTCGCACAGTCGCTAAAACACCCGGTAAACGGCCTTCAAAATCAGCCGCACCTTGGTCAATCAACTCAGGCAGTGTGGGGCGTGGGAATGCCATCAGTTCACCTCACCTTGAAGCATCCATGCCTGTGTTGCATCAGACCACTCAAACCGATATTGACGGGAACCCGTCTTCAAATTGATCTGCACTTGTGCCACTAGCCAGTCCGTGCCAGCTGTAAACACCGTGGCATCCACGGCCGTAGCTAATCCATCATCTATCAACCATTGCAACGCTTCGATGATGTAGCTACGCGCCCGCAGAACAGTCTCAGACGTACGCTTCTCGCGAGCCAGCAACCATAAGCGGCTACCAAATTTGTCATTTTGGTTTTGCGCGAAGGCATCTGCCCACCACCCACGCCGGTCATCTCCTGCGGGCACATCGCTTTCACCAGCTGTGCGGTCACAAAGAAGCGACAACACCACTGCCGTCTCCAAAGAGTCGGATGCCAGCAAATCAGCCTTGAGCACATCAAGGCTCAAGTCAAAGTAACTGCGAGAAGGGGAAAAGCGCAAACTTAAATCCATGCACGCATCCTCGCGCGCGCGTGACAAGTCGGCTTTTAAAGTGCTTTACTGATGTAAGGTCATCACACCAGTGGTGGTGTGGAGTTGGTCGTGCCAACCTTGTGATAGTGGTCTTTTCCTGATTTACCAGCAATCACCACGTTTGTAGTGCCGCTGACCGTTTCAGCTGTGACTGTCTTTGCTGTCAAAGTACCGGCCACATTGGCGTCCCCTGCGAAGGTCACCAATGGCACATCCATGCTCACCTGTGGTGCGTCGGTGATTGTGATGGGTAATCCTGCCCCTTTGATCACCATACCCGTACGGGTCAAATGCACGCATTGGCCAAGGTCGTCATAGAGTGCTACCTCACCGTCATCCAAGCCAGTCAGTCTATAGCGACGGTCATCCACACACACCACCACAGCGTGGTCAGAGCTGCCCCCAACCGACAATACCAAAGCCTCAGCCCCCGTATGCGGAACCGATGTCAACCCATAGTTTTGGAATCGTTCAGCCTCGCGCACGTTGTTAGCCAATGGCTGCACCTGTACACCCTGCATGCGCAGCGCATCGTTCACTACACTCACCACAGCACGGCCCACCATACCGCGCAAACGCGCTGTGAAACGGCTCATCATGGCTTGCCACCCTTCGGTGTGGCATTCGACGTAGTGGGTGGCTGCAATGCCCAGCTAGGGGTAAATCCATCGCCTTTTTTCTGAGCCTCTGTCGCGTCGTTCATCTTGTTGAACAACTTACTGCGCTTGGTGCCACCCACAATCTCAAACGTCTCTACACGGCTAAACACCAGCTCTGTCAGCGTGCCTTCTTCAGTCAGCTTGTAGTTGCAACCCACAATCAACATTTCAGCGTCCAGCTGCGTACGACTGTGCTTGATATGCACCAACGTGTTGGGCTGCCACAGTGGGCCTTCCATGCCGTCCTTGCCTGTGCGCCAACCCACCACCGTGCATTTGCCGCGCTTGCCACGACCCATGCGCACCTGCGTCTCCCAGTGCGCACGGTCAGCCAATGCTTTATTGCTAGATGCATGTTCAGCAATCACTACCAGCGGACGGTAGCGGTCAATGCCTGCATCTGTCGCGCTGGCTATCAAGTGCGCTGCATCGCTGCCCCATGACGCGTCAGTGCCTTGCTGCTGACCTTTAATCGTCACCTTGCTAAACCGTTCACGCCAGCTGTGCACTGCGCTCATACGCTTGATATTCACCCCTTCAATCAGTGACACGCCGCTGCTTGTTGTGCTCGCGTGCGTCAGCACCAATCGCCCTTGCACATCACTGGTCACCAGCACACTGCGCATGCGTGCTGCACGGTCTATTGCATCAAACGCTTTCTCGCCATCCTCCAAAGCAAATGATGCAAAGCGCTCTCCCAGTGTGGTTTGCACCACCACCTCAATACCAAAAGGCTGGGCAATATCGCGCACGATTTGCTCTAGGCTCACGTTATGCCATTGGCCTGTTTTGTAAATAGCCGAGCAGTCCACCAAGTCACCCGTCTTGTCGCGGCCCTCGACTTGCAGCTTGGTCGAGGTGTCTGTCATCTCGGGCTCGAACTGGTCGATGTAGCCCGTAATCACCACATCATCACCCAACAGCACTTGGCATGGCAGGCCTTCACGCATAGCCACATGCACGTCTTGGCCCGGCCAACGGTTCGTCAGCTCCAACACAAAACCACCAGCCAATTGCTCAATAGAGCGTTGCACCTCAATGCGCTTCCATCCACCATAGGCGTGACCACCAATCAGCAATGTGCACTCGTTAGACGCAGCCATTAAATTAGCACCTCCAGCGCACGTACAGGAACGAATGCAGGGTTAGCCACGCTATTACGGCTCACCAGCTCATCGGTACGCGATGCATCACCATAAATACGGTGTGCCAACACCACGGCGGGCAACACGGCCGTTGGGGTGTAAGTCGATGTTTCATGCAAGCGCTGCGCACGCACAGACACATCACGTACCACAGCAGCACGCAGCCCCACCAAAGCCGCTGCCACCTCGGGCGCTGGGTCTGTTGCCTCTAGCTCTGCATCCAGTTGGGCCAGCAGCGCATCGCGCAAGTCAAGTGCTTGCACGGCCGTGGCCACCACGCCCGGCTGCACAGCCAGCACCAACACCCGAGCTTGCGTTGCTAGCAGCAATCGGCGATTCACATCTGCCACTGCTTGCGCATCCGCCAACGCCAAAGCACGGGTAGAGCCGGGCCGTACCGTACCGCTTGGGTTTTCGCGCTCATGGATTGCAGTTAGCGCCTTCAAATCAGCCAATGCCGCTACAGGTCGACGCACAGACAACACCAACGAGTTTTGCAGCGTAGACAACTGAGCTGCCAAATTTGCAGGCGTATGAATCAATGAGGTGAGTGATACCGAAAGCCCTGAAACTTGTCGCACCAAGCCCGCAAGCGAACTCGTATCCGACAAACCACGCGCAACTGCTAAAGCCTTGTTTAAACCCGTTTGAAGCTTCGTTAATGTCGATGAAATTGAATTTTGTACAGCCTTGAAGCTCTTTGCAAAATCACTCTGTGTTACCTCATCCAACAGTGATGCCGCTGCATCTAATTCACTCACCGTATTCGTCTTGGCTTGTGGAAACTCGTTTTCACCAGACTCAGCAAACGTGATTGAGAAGCGAGCGATACCACCTTGGTCGTGGCTTTCCTTGATTGATACAGAGCCAACCACCACCACTTGCATCACACCATAACGTGGGTGCACCAGCTCACCGGGGCCATAGCCCTCAATCGCTGTGATCAACGCATCGCGTTCATCTAGGTACGTTTCGCCCACAACATAACCATCCACCACAAACTGGCGGGCCTTGCGTCCTAGGTCTTCAGCAAACGGCACATCGCGCTGAGGGTATTCATGCATCACATTGCGACGGCCCACTTGGACGTCTGCATTTTGGGTGTGAAACTTCACCCCACGAAATGAGGCCATCTGCCCCCGCTGTTCATTACGCCAATCGCGTGCCATTAGCTACCAGCCCCCATATTCGTTTGACCAAGAGAAGACTTCAAAGGCATATTGCTGTTGCTAGAAGAAAGACTCACATCCGTGCTCATGCCAGGGGCTGATTTGACGGTGACAACAATTTCACCCCTCAACGTTTCACGCAACATGTCTGATTGCAAATCAATTCGACGGGGGTCTTGCGATGCGTACAGACTGCGCGAGTTGAGCGCATTGCGCTTTTTATCAGCAGCATGCAAAACAGCCAGTTCTTCATCACTGGTGCTGAAGAGGCCCGTAGCCACTGTTGCAAGTGGGGCCCACTTCAGAAACTTTAAGTACTTGCTGTAATTGCTTGCTGCGGTTGCAGCGGCACCTCCCGCCGCGCTAGGAATGGCTTCTGTCACACCACCAGTAGAACCGCCACCCATCTCAGACCAATTCACAACGTAAACAGGCATCACCCCTGACGCTGCCTTTAGTGCTTCACCAGTGGCAACACCTACAGCCAACCCACCTGCACGACCCGTTAGCTTTTGCAGTGCAGCGGGCAAGAAGCGCGTCAGGGCATAGCCACCAACAGCCAGCGCGGCACCAGCGCCCGCCACTTGTGCGCCGCTATAACCCATGCCGCCATCCTTCTTGGAGTCCAACATGTACTTGATTGACCGCGATAGTGCATCGTTCAAAGGTCGTGCAAACCCTTCCGCAGCTTCGCGCAGTGTGTTCTTCAATCGAGAAGACTGATCAGCGGCATTGTTGATCGCTGTCTGCAAGTCCTTGTCCAATGTCCCACCAGCTCGTTTGATCTGCTGCTCAAAATCACGGATGTTTTCTAGCCCCTTGCCACCCAGCAACGCCGCAATGCCACGCTGGGTATCAAGATCAGCTTTACCAAATGCTTTGCTCACAAACGAAAACTTCTGTGCATCCGTTGTCAGCTTTTGGTACTTCGTGCGCAACTCTTCAAGCACGGCTACGGAATCACGGCGTGAGCCGTTCTTATTGAAAAACTTCACACCCGTGGCTTGCTCAGATTCTTTGGCGTAGTGCGCATTGGTGAACAAGCGCATGGTTGAGTCCACCAGCGTAGCCAAGCGCTCAGGTTGGCGCTCAATCTGTGACATACCTTCGATGAAGGCCAGCGTTGTTTGGAATGACATGCCTGCTGTCTGTGCCCGCTGTGCCACCCGAGAAAAAATGTCACTCAGGTTTTGCAGCTCAGCATTGCCTAGTCGACCAGCAACGGTCATCTCATCCAGCATCTGTTTGGCCACGCCAGCCTTGGCCAAGTCAAATCCAAAGTTTGCAGCGCCTACTGTCAGGCCACCACTTAAGGCTTGATCATTGGCGCCTGTCACCGCCTTGGCCACGCTGATGGCCTCCGTGGCCTTCATCGCCTCTTGGTACTTCAAACCCGCTTGAACGAGGTTATTAAAGCCACCTACAGTTTCTTCCATCACACCGCCATTGGCACGCACCAAGGCAAACATGTTGCGGTAGGCATCAGTCTGCTCTTGCGCAGACATGCCCGCCGTCAATCGCACCTGTGTCAGTGTTTTTTCAAGCAGTGCGGCATTCTTGGCCGTTTGCACCATACCCGCACTCAATCCCAGCGTGGCTAGCTGGCCTTGGTAGCTACCCCAAGCCTGGCGCAGTTTGTCAAACTCAGCCTTGGCATTTTTTCCAAAGCTGCGGGTGGCTTGCTCGGCTTGTCGGGTGGCATTCAGGTATTGGGAGACATTGCCGTCTACCTTCACGCCTACGGTGTATGTGGTGCTCATGGTGATGCTTATGGTGTAGTTTGTAGTTCGCTCAAGCGTTTGGTGTAGTACAGCATCTCAGCAGCTGACAAGGCCAATATCTCTGCACGGCTCCAGCCAAACTTCATAGCCAGCAGCATCACATCGTCAAGCAACGCTGTGCGCTGCTTGACTACTCTTCCCCCAGCGCCTCGGCCTCCCGTAGAGCCTTGGTAATTTCCTCAAACTCAGCTGGGCGCATGGCACCAAAATGCCCCTGCGCAAATGGACCTGTGAATGTGCCAGCACGCACAATCACACGGCAGGCCATTTGAATATTGAAACTGTTAGGTTGAAGAGGTGACGCTTCTTTTTCAGCGTCGCACACATCTGCCATCGTAGGAGGGCGCACCTCAATTTCAGTCGCCATTTGCCCGCCTACTTTCCAAGGCTTCTTCAAGGTTTTGATGATGGTGTCAGCCATGTCTTAACCCTCCAAACACTCTATGCCGTGGAACACCAGTGACACTTCGCCTTTTTCCAGCTCAGGTGGCTTCGCGCAAAACGCACTTTTGACGGTATAGATGCGGCCCGAGTCGGTTTCAAACGTCAGCGTCGTGTCCTTCACTGCTTGCAAGTCGGTCAGCTTCACATCTGACGTATGGCTGATCTTGAAGTCCACTTGTGGGTGGACAAACTTTTCAGTAAAGCCATCTACACCAGAATCACTCATCACAGCTTCGCGCTCAATGCCGCCCATGTTGAGTTTTGCCCCCTCTTTGCTGCGCAAGCGACCAATGCTGCCTAGCGTAATAAATACGCGTCCTGAAATTTGTGCCATGACAAATCCTTTTATAAATACGGTTTAAAGAATGAACTGCACGCTGGCAGCAAACACACGGAACTGGTTCACGATGTTGGGCGGCAAGATGCAATTCACACGGTTTACATCACTGGTGCTACGCACCACCAACAAGTCCCGTTTGAACTGGGCAAAGTCCTCCAATATGCCCGCCAGCTCCAAGTCACGTGCCACATCCAGCAGCTCGCTCTTGATCAAGCTAGGTGTTGCAATCGCCTGTCCAGGTGCAAACGAGGTGCCGTCATCAGCCAGCTTGTGGCGTGGAAAACGCAAGCCAATGCGGGCGCGGAACGCATAGCGCATGTAGTCCACCGTCCACTTGGTTTCCAAATCAAGGTAGCTCACATCGGTCACGCCTGCTGCATTGGTTTGGTAAGTTGTGACCACGCGCTCAATCAGCACGTTGCCGCCTTGGTCCACTGTGAAAGTGCTCACGCCATCACGCAGCAGCAGGTCACGTTCTTGGCGTGTAAAGCGGTCAGCCACGGCAGGTGGTAGCACACCGGGAAGTACCAGCGTTTGCAATGGTCGTGCGGGGTCAATCGAGCCGTTGAATTCACACACAGCTCCCAGCACAGCTGCCCACACGTAAATAGGTGTAGGGCTGCTCTTCACGCCAATGAAGGTGCTGTGCGGGCTGTTGCGTGCTACGCCCAAAGTGCCCAGCGCTGCCATCGTGCCGCGCCATGCGCCAAACACATGGCCAGTGCGCATGTCCATACCACCCCAGCGGTTTGACAGCTCGGCTTCTAGCTTGGCAATGTTGGCCACATCGGTGTAGGGCGTGATGATGTCGTAGAACGACTCCAAGCTGATGGCTGCCAATGCTGTTGCCACATCGGGGTTTCCAGCACCTACGGTACCAGCAGCGATAGCCACCGTTACACCAGCAGGCAATGCATCATCCACGTAATAGTTGGTGCGCACGTCAATGTCATTGCCAAACACACCTTTGTGGCGAGCTGTCAACGTCACCACTGCGGCAGCAGCAGTAGCAGTCACAGGCGCATCTAAATATGCATTCACGGCAGCGGCAATGTTGGTGGCAATGGTGTTGGCGGCGTCGTTCACCGCCACGCCCACGGCCACGCGCACGCCATTGATATACAGCGCCAACATGCCTGCACCTGTTGCAGTGCCCGTCGTAGTGATGGTTTGTGTGGCTTGCACACCTGCTACCAAGTCATCCAGTGCAATGGCATAGATGTCTGATGTTTTGTTGGCATTGCGGGCTGCCATCAACATTTCAGCCAGCACAGAGCCACGGCCAAACATACTCACAGCATCTGCACCTGCATTGATGCGTTTGAGCGTGCCTGCGGGTGCCGTACCCGTAGCCAGCTTATTGCCGATGTACAAGATGCGGCGGCTCATGCTTGGCAGGCCACGCACAGCCTTGGTGTTGTCAATCTCAACGTAGGTGCCGGGTGTACGGATATCAATCGGCAGCGTGTTGAATGAAATGCTATCTGGCATGTGTGATGCTCCTAGAGTTAAACGGTGGGTGTTGCAGCAGATGCTGTCGATGTGTCAGCTGACTTAGCCGTTTGCACCTTGGGTGCGGTGGCAGGCAGATCAGTTTTAGGCTTGACTTCGCTGCCTTCTGCGGGGGCGTTGGTATCAATCACCACATCGCCATCCGCAGCACGACGAAGCCAATAGCTGTCTTGGTTAACCCACTCACCCTCAGTAGCCAGTTGGCCGTTCATCGGTTTGCGCACGGCCACATCTGGCGTGGTAGGTTTCACAAAAATACGTTCCATAAAAACCTCTTTCTTCAAAAATTAAGCGGTAGGTGGCAGCACCACATCTATCGCTGTGTTGGGTTTGTTGGCAATGTCGCCATGCACGTGCAGCAAATCGGGCAAGTCATCTGTGGTGCCAACGCCCGTTTGCAGAGTGTTAGAGCCAGCAGCAGTACAACCCAACCCACTGGCACCATCTGCTGGGTCTGCGTAGTCATAGGGCAGCTCTATCGCGCTGCCTTCAAAGTTCATTTCAAGCACGGTTAAACCACTGCTGAAGAAGACGTCCTCATCCACCATCGCACCGCGTTTGAGTTGCCAGCTGCAAGCGCCAATGCGCTGCATGTTGATGGCGCGTGCCACAAACAGCATCAGTTGGTCTACTCCCACACTCAAGCCATCACCCACGCGGGCGGCATTGCTGTCTGCGGCTTTGGCAATGCAAGCAATCGTGATTTTTGGCGTCAGCTCGTTGTCTTCCACTTCAAACACACCTGGCACCACGTACACGGCAGGGGCATCTACTGCGTAGCGTTGCAGCAGCTCGGTGCTTGGCACCTGCGGCAGTGCATCCACCGTGCGTACCAGATGCGCAGCGGCCGGATGGTCTTGCAAACGCGCAACCAGCGCGGCTTCTATTTCAGCCAGCATAGGTACCTCCGCGTTTGCCTGCTTGTGCAGCATCGTCAATCACTGCCGTGGTCAGACGCAAAATCTCGCGGCCATCTTCGGCATTCACGCCGATATAGGGGCGCTCAGGAATCGTCACCTTCTTCACGGTCACAAAGTGGCCGTTGGGCAGTCTGAAGCGCAATGCTGCTGCGTTCTTAGCTTTGATCTCGCCGCCGTTTTGCATCATGGCCGCATACTTGCGGTTGGTGCCCCATTCGGCACTGTTGTTGTCAGCGCGGCCGGTAATAGAGCGCAGCAACATACTGCTTTTAATCAGCGTTTTACCGCCACTGTGCTGCACACGCAGGCTAGGCTTCCAGCGGGCACCATCTGGCCCTGTTTGGTTGCGAAAACGCATGCGCGTGCTGCTCTCGCCATAATTGGCAATCGCTTCAAAAATAGGGCGTGGCTTTTGGCCCAACGCTGCCATGCGTTGCAAGGCAGCATTAAGACCGCCTAGACCGTCAATCGTGGCTTCAATCTTGATGGTCATAGAAACCCTGTCGATTGATTTCGTTGCCACACGCGCTCACCACTTACCAGCACAGGGGCTTCATTGGTCACGGGTTGCGCACCTGTTTGCGCCTCAGCACCTAGGCTCAGGCGGCCAGCGGCCACATCGGCCAGCAGTTTCATGGCTGCATCTTGTTTTTTCTGTACAGCCTCGGGCACTTGGTCACCTTGCAAGATGAAACGTGCCATGTCGCATGCAATGCGGTTAAGCAATGCAGGCTGCGGGCTCAATGGCAATGTGTAGCGCGTGCCCACATAGCCATCAATCGTGTCTGTTGCGTCTTTTAACGCACGCTGTGCAGCAGTGGTAGCCACTGCCGCACGGGCCAATTGGTCTGCGCTGTAGGCGCCTAAATTGGTATTGGCTGCAACATCAAGCAGCATTTGCCCCGTCACCACACGCGGCATGATGCGGTCAACCAGTTGCGCAATCGTGTCTGCGCCCGTACGGGTTAACAAGTCAGTGGTGGTGGCGTAGCTCATGGTGCTTGATGTTGAGGTTTTGAAAAACTAAGTAGCGAATTACTTAGCAACTTCTGCTGGTTCTTCCACCGCAGGCAAGTCAACTTCTTCAACAATCAAAAACTGATCGTTGTTGAGTTCGTCCACTTGGCCAGGCGTTAGGTCTTCATACGACACCACGCGTGGCTCAAATGAAAACGCGGGTGTAATGCCTGCGCTGTAGTAGCTCTCACGTTTGGCCGCTACTTTCAGGCCACGGCCTGCGGGGCCAGATAAAACTTTGCGATCGGCTTTTGCCATGTCGTACTCCAGTAAAGAAAAAATGGGGAGGTTTTGCACGCTGTGCGGCGATAGCGCACAGCGGTCTGGGGCCTAACTCAAAGAGTTAAGGCAGGTACGGGCTCACCACCAACTTGGCAGTTCCCTTGTAAATGTTGGTTGCACCGTTGGCCAAGAAGTCTGCATTGAGCAGGTTCTTTGCAGCGGCTTCGTTGCTTGGACCGCAAATCAACAGGCGAGGCATGAGACCGAGTTTGCGGCCGTTGTCGCCCGTCATCGTCATCATGGCGGCGCGTGCGGCTTGGTAGCCTGTGGCATCCAAAGTCTGCTTGCTGCCATAGCACAGCTGCCACAGGCCATAGCCCACGTTGCCGCGCCAGTCCACGCCATAGCGGAACTCTTTCGCCATGAATACACGCTCATCGGTATCGTCTTGCATCGCTACGAAATTAGGTTCTTGACGCACTTGGAGGATGAACGGTTTGATGCCACGGGTGTCATCAATCAAGAACCACGGGTTACCAGAACCGCCACCAAAGTTACTCACCAATGCCACGCTGCCGTCTTCATTGATGGTGGGGTGGTTGGCGTTGAAGAACGGTTGGCCGTCGTAGCAAATGTTGCTAAAGCCCGCCAGCAGCAATGCGTCAATCAACTCTTGCGGGTGACGCTTGACCTCCAAAGCCAAGCTCTCAGTCATAGGCGCATATACGCCTGCTTGGTCGTCAGCCAAATGGTCACGCAAGACGGTCAGCGTACGCTCCCAGCTCTTGTTCTTGATCGTGAAGTCGTAGGTGCGAATGTTGGACAACACACGGTCACCAATCCACTCACGCAAGCCGGGAATCAAGCCCATCCATGCGTACTGTTCGGCAGCCGTGCTGCTAGGCACGCGCATGCTGTATTGGTCGTAGAAGGTATCTACTTTGTGCAATGCACCGTTAAAAACGGTTTGCAAGCCTGTGAAAAATGCACTTAAGGTGCCACGGTTGATGATCATTTTGAATTCCTAAAAAGTTCTTTAAAAAGGGTTGGAATTAGCGGGCCATACCCACTTCCACCCACACGCCGCCAGCATCTACATCGCGCACGATGCCTGCTTGAACTCGGGTGTTGGTGCCGTTGGTCAATGCCACGGTTTGGTCGTCCACCATGTAGCAAGGGCCATCGATGGCAGCGAGGGTGATCAAATCGCCCGCTGCGCTGTTGGCAAAGCGGAAGATGCCCGTAGACACGGTGATGCGTTGTGCGCCATCAGCACCAGTGGTGTTGTCCACTTGTTCTTCAGCACGGCCCACAGCCTTGAGCGTGGTGGACGTTGCGCCACGCACGGCAAAGCCAGTGGTATCCACGGCGACCAAGCTGCCTGCAAAAATCTTTGTTGCGCCCTTGACGGGCAAGTTGCGTAGCAAGTTTTCGCGGCGCTGCGTGTCGCGATCTGCGGTAAGTGCGGTCATGTGTTGTGACTCCTAATTGATGAGAGGGTTGAGCCGCTTAAGCAGCCGATGCAGACACGCTTGCTTTGAGCGTGGCCAAGTAGTCTTCAGGCTTTTGGCCCAACATGCGGCAAACAGCCAGCTGCTCATTGCTGAGTGCGGCCACGGTATCGACCACTTTGTTGCCGTTGTCAGACTGTTGCTTTCCCGCCAGCGCTGGGTTGGCTGGAGTGCTGTCGATCAGCGCTTTGAGCTGGGTCACATCAGCCTTGCCCACATTGCGCCAAACGGTTTCAACCGCAGGTGCCAAAATCTTGCCTTCGGCCTTGGCGGCTGAAATCAAGTCGTCCACTTCACCAGCTTTGAGCTGGTTAGACAGGGCAGCTACTTGGGTGTTGAGCTGCGTAAATGCATCCATGCTCACCCACTTTGTAGGGTCGGGGGCTGCGCTGGCCGCAGGCACTTTGGCTTTGAGAGCGGCAACCTCAGTGCTGAGTGCCGTCACTTGATCGGCATGCGTTTGCGCTTGGGTAGCGCTGGTTTTGACATGTGAGAGTGCCGCAATGGCTTCTTGCTCGGTGGCGGTATCGGCCAAGCCAAGGCCAGCCAATAAGGCTTTCAATACAGGGTTCATGGTTTCCTCTTCAGGGGTAGGTTCAAAAGATGCCGACAAGCGGGCCATGCAGGCCGCCGTCAGCGGGGTCATATCAAGATTGGGAACATTCACCAGCGAAGCGTTGATCAGCCCCGTTACCGTGCCTTCCTTGGTGTGAGTCATGACAGGGCTGATGTACTTGTATTCGCCGCTAGCGATCATGGGTTTCGCACGTTTCGTCCACTGCACATTGGTGGCGAACAAGCCCACATCGTCTTGCCACTCAAACGTTTTGCACCAGCCCGATGCAGGCGCCGGTTGTCCGTTTTCGGCAGAAAGCATCATCTGATGCTCGTAGTCAAAGTTGAATTGCACATTGGTATGCTTAGCGGAGAGCTGAGCTGCCAATGCGCGGCCTTGGGTGTTAGACAGCTTCCATGTCACTCCTTTGCCTGGTCGTCCATCGCGACCCACAAACTCACCCGACGGCAGTAATTGCACACGGTCAGGTACCGCGCTGTCGAGCGATAACGCTGCGCCAAGAAGTGCAACAAACAAAGGGGTTGGGGTGTGGGTCTTCGTATTCATGAAGACCCTACTTTCGCGGCTACGCGCGAGAAAGACTTTTAAAGTCGTTTACTGCCTGCGGGCATAGCGCTAGAATTTGCGCTACTTGCTGTGAGGGTCAGGCAAATCGGTTGCTGATACAACACAGCCACTGCTTAGGCGGTGCGTATGGATGTCATGTGAGGGTGCCACGCTTTGACGTGGGAGCCGTCTCACCGCAGCAAGTGCCTTTTTTATTTGAGCACATTTTTCAAACCACTACGTTTGAACGATTTAGGGTCGATCAGCTCCATCGACACCACCGAATTACTCAGCACATCCGTCTTGCGGTTGCCCTTTACATCCATTCGCACAACCACCTTCACCACGCGCTTCACTTCGTCGGGTGCCGAACATAGCAGCACCAACGCGCCACCATCTAGCCACGCCTCGCCCACCTGTGTCAGCAGTGTGGGCAATGTGGCCACAAACACCTCGCCCGAGCCTTTGGCCTTACGCGCCTCGCCACGGTTGTCACCCAACAAATGGCTCAGCTTATTGAGGTTACCCATCACCACCGCCGAGCCAATGGGCGCACCCGCCGCCTCCAGCGCCCCCACCATTGCAGGCGTCAGCGCCCCCACAGGGTAGCTGCGCCCAGCCTCTTGTCGCTCGCCGCGCACATAGCGGCCCACAAACTCACCAAAGCCGCTTTGCAGTGCGGGCATCCATGTCGTGGCACCATTGCGCAGCACCTGTGCGCCTATGCGTGCGCTGGTGGTGTTGGCCGTGTCCATCATGAAGCGCGCTAAGTTGGCGCGGCGGCCACCATGCGGGTAATTAAACGCGGGGTCCACGCCCACGGGCACTTGCATCTCTTCGTCTGTACGTTTGTTCACCACAGTACGCATCACCTCGGGTGGTGCTTTGCTGATCGCATAACCATTGCGCTCCATCATGGCACTGGTGAGCTGAATAGCAGTGCATTTGCAACCGTATTCTTTAATAGGCATGTGGCTATCCCACCAAGGGTCATCCGCACGCAGCACCATGCCATCCCAAGGGCGGTGCGAGTCACGGGGGTGGATGCTATTGAGACCGTCATACAAAAGAAACGGAAACAACTTTGTATTGGCCTTGATGCGCTCTGTTTGACCCTCGGCATAAGCCGTGGCCAAGTTTGTTTCATAAATCACTTGCAGCCTGCGTGGGCTACCCAGCTGCACCAGCTCGGCTTCACCAGTCGCAGGATCAACCATCTCTTGCTTGCCCCACCAGCCACGCTCAATCAGGCGCGGTGTAATCATGGCGTTGAAGTCAGCTTGGGTGCCGCCCTTGGCCAACACTTCATCCACCGCAGCTTTGAACTCACTTAATAAGCTCATCTGCATGGCCTTGGCAACAGTGAAGGCAGCCTGGTGCTCCTGCTGCCATACGTCATGGTGGTCAAACCCGATGCGATAGCCTTTTTGCTGAAAAAAAGCGATGGCCTCAGCGGGGTCAACAGCCCCCAAAACTGGTTTCAGGTCAATTTTTAGGCTTTTGGACATCAATCATCCCAACCTTCGGCGCACTTCAAAACGCCAAACGACCTATTTAACGCCCGTTTAAAACCGCTCAACTGGGGCGAAGATATACCAGCGCCGCAACCTTGCTTCAAATCGCGGCAAACGCCCGATTTGACCCCTTGCTGCACGAAACCGTGCAGCCATGCGGGTTTGCATGGTGTTTTTAGGCGCATTGACATGATCAATGACCTCGGTCAGATGGGCTGCGTTGGTTCAGTTTTCCCCAAACACGCGCGGCAAACTGCCCACGTGCCAGCATATCGGTCAACGCTTTGGGGTCAAGCTGCGACAACGCACCTTCAAGTGCTACCTGAAATGCCTCTAGCGATGGTGCCGCATTGGCAGCATCAAGCACAGGCTGGATCAGCGGGTCGAGCGTTTCTTCCCAGTTGCCCAACATATCGGCGGCCAGCGTATCCAGCTCATCCCACTGGGCGGCTACGGCACCACCGTTTGCACGGTTGGCGGCGACTTGGTCAGTGGTCTTCGTATTGGTTGCTGCGTCGCCTGCATTGGCGGGGCGCTCAACAGGCGGCATGGCCAGCTCGGGCCTTGCCACGGCAAGCACGGGTTCACCATCGCGGCCGCGTGGAATCTTCAGTTTGTCATGCGCCCAGTCCACAGGCACTTGCATACCCATGCCCACCAGCTTAGGTAGTGAATCGGCGTACACCTTAATGTCTTCAGACTCTTGTGTATCAAACACAATGCGTGGGGCGCGGCGCACGTCGCTCAAGCCCTTGTTGAGCGCCAAGATGGGGTAGATCAACTGGCGTTTGATGGTCTCTGACAGCTGCCGTGCGTCGGCATCGCGTAAATCGTGGCGCACTTCGTTGTGCACGTTACCCAGCGCTTGCGTGCCGTGGCTACCCTCACCGCTGGTGAGCGTGCCGCCCAAGATGGCCTTGCTCATGGTGCGCTCCATCAGAGCCACCATTTCTAAGTGAGGCAAGCTGCCACTGGTTTTAGCGGCTTCTTTAAAGTCAATTTTCATGCCCTCGGGCACGATGGCAGCAGCGTCGTGGCCAATGCCCACCACAGCGCGTAGCAATGCGGTCTTGTCTTCTTTGGTAGCACCGGGGCCATAGGTGCCTAGGCGCAGGGGCAGGCCGTAGATCTCCAAGAACTCAGCCAAGTCACGCACCGCAAAGTTTTTAAACAAGAACGGCCATGACAGCACACGGAACAAACCGCTGCGGGCTACATAGCCACTGCGAGCACGGTGGTGGTGCAGCACCCAGCCAAAGGGCCACAGCTCGGCACCATCAGCCGTGCCGTCGCGCAATCGCAGCTCATTGCGGTTCATGTTTGGCGTTTGAGGCAAGCACAGCCAGCTTTGCGGCCGGTGCTGTGCCTTGGTTGGCATCAAGCTGCCGTCCACGCGCTCCCATGTCAGCTCTAAGGCTGAGTAGCCGTGACCAATGGCATCGGTCAGGTCAAACACCAAATCATCAAAGTCGAGGTTTTCAAATACCTCTTCGATGTACTCGGCTTGCGCCTTTTCTTGTGCCGTGGCGTTTTTAGGCGGCACGATTTCCCAATCCAGCTTTTGCAGGGCAAGGCGGCGCTTTTGCATTTCGGCAAACAGATGGCCATCTTTTTCTTCCATGTCTTGGAAGAGTTCATGCTGTGCAATCAAGTCACCTTGCTCGGCGCGTTGCAAGATGCCCGCCAAGCGTGATGGGTTAAGGCCACGGCTGGGGTGCGATTCAAAACGCGTGCGCAGCCAACCCAGCTCGGCAGTTTGCTCGGCGTCTTGCAGCTTCGCGGTTTCAATGGGGCGTCCTTGGGCATCAACAATCATGGTGTGTGTCTTTCAAATTTCGTAGGCATTACGTCAGTAACCGCCGCGCTCGCCAAGGTCGTAGCCAGCGCCGTCATCGTCGCTGGGTGGCCGCATGGCCATGCCGTGCAGCTTGTCAGAGGGGCCATCCCAGCGCGATGCACGCGCGGGTGCTGCGGTGTATTCGTAATAGGTCACGCCAGCCAGCGTACGCCGCGCATGCCACGCAAGAGAGCCTGCAATGAACGTGTCGCCGTGGCGCTTTTTCTTTGTAGCGTCTTGGCTGCGCAGCTCGGGTATTTGCGGGATGCCCTTGACCACGCGGGGTATGCGGTGATCGGCCAGCACATCTGCATCCATCGGTAGGGTGATGGTTTGATCTTCAAACGCAGCTTTGTAGGGCGGCAGGTTTTCTAGGTACCACGGTTGTGTGGCTTGGATACACAAGATACGGCTTTGGCCATACTTCTGTGCCGTCTTCTCGGCCATCATCATGCCTAAGCCACGCGCATCCAGCGCAGCCCCTACAAAGCGTGGCAGGCGGTCTATCACGTACCACAGCACTTGCAGCTGCTGGTCAAATGGCATGCCACGCAACTCAACAATGAAGGGCACGGTGCAGTGCAGCGTTTGGTCTTCTACCAGTGGCAAGAAGGCTGACAAATCACCCGTGCGGGCAAAGTCACCCCCTAAATATGTGCTGATGCGGTGGCTGGCATTGGCCGTGGCCAAGGCTTGCAGCTTGCGCAGCTCGGGCTCTAGGTGGTCTTCGCACCAGCTTAGGATTGCGCCCTTGCGCTCAAACTCAGGTCGCCATGTGAAAGCTGGCTCACGGGCGTCACGCAACACGGGCAGCCCCTTTGTCATGTTGCGCTCAATCAGGTCTCGGGTCAGGAACGCGCCGGTGCCGTGCTTGGGCACACAGTCCAGTTCTTCCTCGGCATCGTCGCCGTAGAAAGCCCGAATCTTGGCCTCCCATTCACGCTCACCCTCGGCGCTCCATGTGTCACCCGTGCGCAAGCAAATGCGCTTGTACAGGCCTTCGTCCAACGCTTCAGAAAATGGAAAACGATGCACGCTGTACGGGAAACGGCCCGCACGAATGTCTTTTATAAGCGTGTTAAATGGGTTGTCATCGCCATCATGCGTGCTGATGACGCGCAAACTGCCACCCCAAATGAGCAGAGCCATTGCGGCCTTCAAAATCTCGCCCTGCGCTTCGTGAAAGGCTGATTCGTCCAAGATCACACGACCTTGTTTACCGCGCAAGTTGCGGGGCTTGCTGCTGAGTGCCGTGATGCGGTTGCCCGATGCAAACTTGATGCTGAAGACAAAAACGCTTTTTTTCTCTTCGCCCTCAGTCCACACCTCTTCGCCCACTTCGATGGCATCAGCCACGCTGTTGAAGTGCTCGGCCCATTGCGCACAGTCCAAGATGAACTCAATCGCCATGTCTTTGACATAGCCGATGTACCACACGTCCATGCCACTGGTGGCGGCAGCGCACAGCACGCTGTCGCAAGCCTCCGCCCAGCTCAAACCAATACGGCGGCTTTTTTCGCAAACCTTGACTTGGTTGGTGTCTGCCAACCAACGTTGTTGGTAGGGCAGCAGCACAGCGGGCACGCGATCAGCAAACTTGTAGTTGGCCTTGTCGCCCATCTCGCGCATTTCTGGCGTGATGATGTGGCCTGCTGCGGAGGTGCTTGTCATTTAGCCCCCGGCTTTGACGCTTCAGGAATGCCCAAAATTTTGGTGCGAATCAGTTCCACGGTTTCATCTGTCAAGCCTGCCTTCTTCGCAGTCTTGGCGACATCGGTTGCCACTTTGGCTGCTTGGGCGGCTAACAACTTGTTGCGGTTGATCTCGCGATCAACCACCAGCTTGTCTGCACTGGCAATGTCTTTGAGGGCTTTGCCCAAAAACATCATGTCTTCAGGGCTGGCCGTCTCCATGTCGCCAATGCTTTTGAAAGCAATCACGCGCAACATCTCTAGCAACATGCGACCCACATCGCCTTGCGGCTCGTTGCCTAGCTTGTCTACCCAAACAGCGGCAATTTGCTGCGCTTGGCGATAGTCTTCCATGCGCTCGCGTGCATTTTTGACATAACGGCCTACTGCGCTTTGACTGGCTTCGCTGCCTTTGTCTTTGATGATCGCTACGATTTCGGCAATGGTGGCGCGGCCTTCACGCACAGCGGCATCTACCGCCGCTTTGATATCTGGGTCTAAGCGGGTGATGCTGCTGGGGCGTGAGGGCTTGCGCTTAAATTTGGTATCGGCCACAGTACGCCCCCTTATGCGCCGCTGGGCATCGGTTTTTTGACGCCCGGCACCACGGCGCGGCCACAGACCACATCGATGCCACGGGTAGTGAGTGTGGCCATTGCCACATCGCCTGTGGTACGGGTGGTGACCAGCGCTTGCTCAGCCAGCCAGCTCAAATCGGTACGCACCACATCCACCGAGGCGCTGTGACCATAGATGCTGTCAATTGCATCGCGCAGCAAAAACGCGTTGGCTGAGAAGCCGGGCGTTTGCTCCAGCACCAGCAGCAGCGACAGGCGGCGGTCTTCAGTAATGGTTTTTTGAAAGCTCATTAAATTCACCTGCTCAGCAAGTGCTCGTGAATGATGTTGGTTTGGTGTTCTACGCGTCGGAGCAACTCGCTCATGCCCTCAACGCTGGCACGTAAGCTCTCAACCTTGCCCTCCAAGTCACTCAACTCATCGTTTGTAGGCATGTGGCTAATGCGCTCTTCTAAGCGTGTCAAACGCTCATTGGTCGCGCATGCTTGGGTATTGCTGGTGGCAATGAAATCGGTGAGCTTTGTGTTCACCCCTTGCACGGCCTGATCGTTGTCCTTGTCCTTGGTGCGTAAAAACACCCAAACAGTGATTAAGCCCATGCCAATCCACTGGGCAACGTCTAGCCAGAATTTGGCGGCGGTGTAGTCAATATCCATCTTGTTCATGCCTTCCCTTTGAGGCGTTCTGCGGTACGCATGCCACCAAAACCCAGCATGCCTGTGACCAGTGCCATCAATGTGTCTGTCTCAAGTGCAGGCATCACAGGGGTGTGGCCATAGGCAATCAATAAACCATTCGTGACTGGACGCACTACAAACTGATAGGCCAAGCCCACGCCGCACACCCAGCCAATAAATGGCCGCCAGCCGCCTCTAAAGTTGCTGGGCTGCGCTGCCTCGATGGCATTGATATTGGTTTGCGCAAGCATGAGCTGCACTTGCGCGTTCAGCTCGGCCAGCTCGCCGTTTTGTTGCAACTGGGCCAACTTGAGTTGCGCCTCGGCTTGCTGCACTGGGTCAGGCCACACTTTGGCGATGATGGCTTTGCCGATATCCAACAAGGGGGAGATGAGTAATGGATTCACAAGCCGCCCCTTATGGATAGAACACACGGTTGCCGCTGCGTGGTGCGACGGTTTGCACGTGGCACCAGCCTTTGGTGGCGCTGGGGTGCTCAAGCCATAGGCCGATTTGCGCGAGCTTTTCTTTGTGCGTCATGCACCAGCTGTCTAACGCACCCTCGGGGTCAAACAGGTCACATGCTTGCGCGGTGATGTGCAGGCTACGCACAGCGGCACCTGGTGTGCCCGAGTTGATGGCTTGTGGACGCCAGCCGCTGGTGATGGGGGTGCGCCCAACGGCGGTGGGGCTCCATTCAATGATGACGCCATCAGCACGCATGGCCTCTATCAACGCATTGACGCGCTGCACCGTTTCGGTAGCGTTGGCAGTGAGCTTGGGGGTTACCTCTCTGGCATAAGAGGCGTTTGAATCACGGCGCATCCAATAGTGGGACAGCGCTATAGGGCCATCCCAAACAGTAACCATATTGAACAACGCAGCGCCCACTGGCGTGAGTGCGTCAGAGATAGCGGAGGTGCTGCCGCTGGCAGATGTGCTGGTATTTGTCATGCACGGCATGTTGCCGCGCGCGCGCGAGGAAGACTTTTAAAGCGGTTTACTGTTGACTACTCAAGCGTATTGTTGCCAGGATGAATAATCGAAACCACACCCCATAACTTTGTCATACTGTCGAGCAACAAAAGTACGGCCCATAGTGCAAAAAATATCAATAAGTAGGTGTAGCAATCTGCAATGGTGGTCATCATTGAGATAACGACACCCACGACAGTTAAAAAACCAAAGACAAGCGCAGTCACTAGCAACAACGCAAGCAGAACATTGAAGTGCCCCGAACGTTGCATATTCCGTATAAGCCTTGTCGAGGCGAGAGATGCTAGCACCCCGACTAGCGCAAGTACAAACCCCATCATAGTTGCACCAATTTGCGCCAAAATTCCTGCACTAGTACGCTGTATCTCATCTCCATGAAATAAAGAAAACACAGCCCAATGCTTATTCGCCCATAGCAGTGCAAAGGCGGCAAGAGCATGCCATCCCCAAAACCATGTTTTACGTGCCGAAAAATGCATTTAATGAAGCTTGCTGTCTTGTCTTTGCTGAATCCAATTCGGCAAAGACATCTGATGACTTTGGATAGTGTCCGCCGTTGAGAGAAACGATCATTTTGTCTTTAATGCAATCACCTAGCAAGTCAATCGGCTCTTTTTGCCCTGCAACACTGGCATGGAGAGCCTCGACTTCACCGTGTGTGTTTGGCACCAATCCTAGCAGCAAGGATTTGAATTTTTCAGGCAGTGTAGTTGGACTTTTTCCAACGCTTATCTCAACAGATACTTTTGCATTGTCTGCATCGTTAGCAAATTTCCGAGATAGATCAGTCCAGTCGTGAGGATCATATTGTTTTGCATTCTTTGGAGATGCGAACTTAACCTTAAGTTTTTTCAGTGCACCAGATTGAATTTTTTGCAAAGCAGAAGGACTCAAAATATCCGAAAAAATGACAGTTGTGTGATGACCACTTAGACATGTAAGAAGACCCGCAAGGGTCGAGTAATGACATGCCGTTGCATTTGTTTGCCACACAAGAAGATTATTGGCAGCATAAAAAACAAAATGATTTTTCTCAACAATTTTGTCTCCAACAGATAGGTTTAGTGGGGCCTCTACTCCGGATACATCTCTTTTATGTGGCGCATCATCACGCAAGAGTCGAATCACGCCTTTGTAAACAGACCCACTGTTCAGGTTTACCAACTCACTTAAATCTACGTATCGGTCACCGATCTGATGTGTGTTTGGTACTGCGCCAGTCTTTTGATGAGCAATCTCTGCATCGATTAGTTGTGCGATCGTCTTTGGTGCAACCGTTGAGCTGCTTTGGCTGACTCCAACATAGAAACGAATTTTGTATTCTTTCATTTTGATTTTTCTTTCTTAAGAATCAGCAAGGATCATGATCAAAGTCCAACATAAAGGTTGCTACCGGAGAGTCCTTCTGAATACGATACAAACGGCTTGTCTTGGCACACCGCCATACAAGCACGCTTTGTAATAGCTACTCCGCGCCCAAGTGCATCCACTTCAAAGGTGCAGCGCTGACCTTGGGCCTTAAAATCGGAGAACACGCGAGTACTTGGTGTGTCGCTGACTGAGACAACAAATACATCTACCTCGTTCCAACCTTGATCGCGATTTGTAGTGAAAGTTGCGGCTTGACGCTCTGCAAGGCCAACAGTTAGATCAGTTGCGTATTTATCAATCCCGGGACATGCTTGGCTCAGCAAGTGACGCGGAGATTTGGAAGATATACCTTGAACTTTTGAAGTGTTGAGTTTGAAGAATAAGACGACTAGGCCAAGCGTCAATAGAAATGCAATTATTCTAATTTTCATTTCGAACCCCTCGCGTTTTCACGGTTCTGAATCACCGTTTCAACATACCTACGTAGTCGATAAAGCTGATGCTCATTGAGCGCCTTGACTTGCCTAGTGTTGAAGGTGCGATCCATGAAGTCGCGTATCGGCGGCCACGGCACCTTTGGCATCAGTGCCTCAACGCGTGCACGCTCTTGAAGTAGTTCATCTTGGCAAACCCCATGCTGCACGATCACATTGCCTGTGACGTTTCCAATCTGGATAGAGCGTTCACCACCGTTGTGTTGAATATTTAGTTTTTTAGCCAACCACTTCAGCATCACGACCCTCGTTTTGATCTTGATTTATTCAATGGACGTTCTACACCAGCATTGCCTCCAACACTTCCAATTTGTACAACGCCAGAACCTGTGTTGTGCTGAAAGACTGGGGCTTTGGTTTCTGCTTTGGATGCGGTAGCCAGCGAGGACATACCTAAAGCAGCTCCAAGAATTGCTTGCTTCTGTGGCGTTGTTGCTTGCCTGTAGGCATTCATCAGCATTTCTTCATCTGGTTTAGATTCAATCAGCTGGCTGCGCTTGCCAGTGAGGATGTATGTCACATCCATACCAATTGCTGCAAACGTAATCAGCGTTTCGCCACCAGGCATAGCGCCGCGCTCATAGCGCCCCCACATCTCGCGAGACACGCCCACAGCTTGGCCTGCATCAGCTTGTGATCGAAAGAGTCGCTCACGCTCTTCTTTTAGCCTATACCCGACAAGAGAACTCGGATTCACATTTACTCCTTGCGTGAGAACCTGAGTTCACACATAATCCAACTCATGCAATTCATAACAAGCAGTTATGTAGCAACTTAACAAGTTAACTAAAGGATACCAGAGCTATGCATCCTGAACAGATCAAGGCAAACATTCGCATGAAGGGCACAACCCCAGCTGCGTTAGCCGAGGAACTAGGTGTTTCACGTTCTACCGTTACCCAAGTCATTGCAGGCACGGGTGTCTCAGCCCGAGTTCGTGCCCGAATTGCTCAAGTCGTAGGTATGCCCGCCTGCGCCATCTGGCCCGCCAAAAAATCTTTGCGTCGCACCAAGGCTGCTACCACATGACTTGGCTCACAGTCCCCCAGCTAGACGGCATCCCCGGTTTGCCCACCAGCCGTGTGCGTCGCCGCGAGTGGCTAGAGCGCAACGGCACCCCGCATCGCGCACGCGCTGGAAGGGGTGGTGGTTTTGAATATTTGGTCACCGCATTGCCACCCGAGGCACAAGCAGCATTGGCCGTGCGTGGCGCAGGGGCTGTTCGCCCATTAGCCACCGCTATCAATGCAGGCCAGCAGCACGCCCGTGCAGCACAGGTGCAGGCATGCGCCACCAGCATGGCTCGTCATGGTGTGGCCTTGCAAAGCACAGGTGCACTCGACCCATTGCGTAACCCCAAGCTAGATGTGTTGCAGCGCTTTGAGGGCTACCACCTTGGGCGCGGCGGTGCCGTATGGCCTGCTGTGCTGGAGTTTTGTGCACTGTGGCAAGTTGGTCAGATTGATGCGCACCCAAGCACGCTAGGCGCACACCCCACATTGCAGGCCAAAACACTGGACAAGTGGATACGCGCATGGCGCACGCAAGGTGTTGAGGCTTTGTTAGAGCGCAAGACCCGCTCAGACAAAGGCAAGACTGCACTGGTATCTGATGCAGAGCTGCATGAAGTGTTTGTCAGCGCACTGGTCACCTTGCATAACCCCACGGCACGGCAGGTGCATCGTGTGATGGTGCATCACTTAGGTGATGTACGCACGCCCGCAGCTGGCACTCTGAAGCGCTGGTTGCGTGAATACAAGCAAAGCAACCAAGTGGCATTGCTCAAGCTGAAAAACCCTGACGGGTGGCGTAACAAATACATGCCCGCCTTTGGTAGCAGGTCAGAGCACATCACGGCACCGAATACCGAGTGGCAACTGGACAGCACGATTGCCGACGCGCAGCAGCGTGTGGAAATAGCTTTCAACTTGGTAGATGGCGACACAGGCGAGATTCGCCGCCATGCACTGGCGGCGGTGATAGAGGTTTTCACGCGTCGCGCCAAAGTGTTGGTTAGTCGTACAAGTAGCGCCAATGCTGTGAAGGCTGTCACGCGCAGCGCTGTGCTGGCATGGGGGCTACCAGAGCGCGTGAAGACCGACAACGGCAAGGACTACACGGCACAGGACTACGACTTTGCTTTAGATGCGTTGCGCATCGACCATATTTTGTGCACGCCATTTAGCCCCGATCAAAAGCCATTTATTGAGCGTTTTCTCGGCACCTTGCTGCACGACTTGTTCCCAATGCTTGACGGCTTTGTGGGCCACGACGTGGCCACGCGTAAAGCGATAGAGAGTGGCCGCAGCTTTGCCCAGCGCTTTGGCGTGAACGGGGTTGATTTGCATATGTCGCCCGAGCAGCTGCAAGGCGTGATCAACGGCTGGCTGGATGAGTATCACAACCGTGTGCACAGCGAGCTGGGCTGCACACCCAACGAAATGACTGAGCGCCATACCCAAAGCGTGACGCGCGTGGATGAGCGTGCGCTTGATTTGCTGCTGATGCCCATTGCCGACAAGGGCATGCGGGTGGTGGGCAAACGCGGCATCAGCCTTGGCAATGCCTATTTTGCAGCAGCCGAGCTGGCAGGCGTGATGGGCCAACAGGTGTACTGCCGACAAGACGAAGCAGACCTAGGCGCACTGCATGTGTTCGCGATGGATGGCACCTACATCTGCCGTGCACTTGACCACACGCGCCTTGGCATTAACCGCGCCGAGCTGGCAGCTAAGGCCCGCGCTATTGAGGCAGCCACGGTGAATCCTGTGGTGGCTGAGTTTCGCAAGGCAAGAAAAAAAGGGCTGGTGCGCCAAGCAGTGCATGCCATCTACGCCGAGCGCGAGCAGCAAGCAGTGGATACCTCTAGCAATGTGGCACGCCTACCTGTGCGCGAGGTGCAGCACATCACGCCAGCCGTGCAGTCGCTGCTTGACAACGCGCCTACGCAACAAGCGCAGCAAAGCGCACGTGACGAAGCACGCGCCCAGTTTGATGACGATGCCCCCGTGATGCGCCTAGACACACCCAAGCAGCGCTACAGCGCGTGGGTGCGTATGCAGGCTCGCATGGCGGCAGGTGAGGCGCTGGCAATGCGTGATGCAGATTGGTCACGCAGCTATGCCAGCAGCGCTGAGTTTGAGGCGTGGCACCAGATGCATGAAGGGGTTGACCCATTGGCACATGTGGCGGGTGGGTAACAAAAGAAAAGCCCCACCACGTAGCAGCGTGGCAGGGCTTGGTGTTGATTTTTTGAGCGAACGAACGAAACCAACGGAAAGGATTTTATGACTAATAACAACAATCACGCAACAGCGGCATCTACAGGCGGTGTAGCGAAACTCACCAATGTGGGGTTGGCGCTTGCAGCGATGAAGCAAATCATGGCTGCCACACCTCAGATGCCTCGCATGGCAGTGCTGAGTGGCCCCGCAGGCTACGGCAAGACGCAGGCTGCCACCTATCTTGCACACCCAATGGGTATGAATGCTTGCTTTGTGCAGCTGCGCCCATTCGAAACGATGAAGAGCCTCGCTCAACTGCTGCTTACCGAGCTGGATGTGCGTTGGAAGTCGCACTGGTCAGTAGGCCAGATGTTTGACGCCATCTGTGAGCGTTTGCAGTCAATGAACCGCCCACTGGTGATTGATGAGCTGGATCACATTGCCGAGAAAAGCTGCATTGACTTTGTGCGTGCCATCCATGACAAGTGCGCTACGCCCATCTTCCTGATTGGTGAAGAGCGCTTGCAACACAAGCTACTTGCCAAGCATGAGCGTTTTCATGATCGCGTGTTGGTATGGGTGAATGCCGTGGCTTGCGATGAAAGCGACGCACAGCTGCTGGCTGCACACAATGCACCGCAGCTCAAGTGGGCTGATGGCGCAATGAATGCACTGGTTGCCAAGACGCATGGTGTGGCACGCAAGATCACCGTGGAAGTTGAGCGTCTGAAGGAGCAAGCCCGCCGCAGCGGTACAGACACCATCACCCCTGAAATGGTGGGTGGCGTGGTGCGCAAAGGGGGTGCACGATGAGCCGCCAACCCATTGCGACAGAGCGTCGCGCCCTGCAAACACCCCGCGAGCGCATTTGGGCGGCAATGCAGTCGTTCAAAGGCAAACCATTCACGCAAGGCCAAGTGCAAGACAAGTGCGAGCCGATGGTGCCGTTGACGGCCGTCACTGACTACGTCAAAGCACTGGATAAAGCGCAAATCATTGAGCGTGCAGGCTTGGTACCCAAAGCAGTGAAAGAGCTTGGCGATCAGGTGTTGTGGGTCGTGAAGACAAAGCAATATGACGCGCCACGCGTGAACAAACAAGGCAAGTTGGTCACATCAGGCATGGGCACACAGGCCATGTGGGCGTGCATGAAGGTGATGCCACGGTTTGACTACAAGGACGTTGCTAAAGCTGCATCTATCAACGGATTGGTGGTGACACCCGCCACAGCAAAGTCCTATGTGATTTTGCTCACCAAGGCTGGCATTTTGAGTGTGGTCAAGCCATCCAAACCCAATGTACCTGCGGTGCTTCGATTGGCGCACAACACAGGGCCCCATGCACCTGCCATCACACGCCAAAAGGTGGTGTTTGACCGAAATACAGGTCGCGCATTCCCCATGCAAAACGCACAGGAGTTGGCCGATGAACTCGAATAAAAAACCAACGGCGCAAGCACGCGCAGCGCGTCCGCTGCCGAGCGATGTGCTGAGTGCATTGAGTAATGCGGTGGCGCGTGCTGGCTCTCAGTCCAAGGTAGCTGCCGAGCTTGGGGTTAGCACAGCGGTTGTGAACCAGCTTTTAAAAGACCGTTACACGGGCGATACAGCCACGCTGACAAGCCGCATTCGTGGTCAGTACATGGCTGAGGTAGTGCAGTGCCCCGTGATGGGCACCTTGGGGCGCAGGCACTGCTTAGACAACCAATCGCGCCCGCTTGCATTCACTAACCCAACACGCTCTGCGTTGCATGCGGCGTGCAAGACCTGTGCAAACCGAAAGGATGCGTGATGAGCCATACCTTGATTGAAACCCGTATGTATCAACGTCCACGCCTGAGCTGGTTGAAGCGGCGTGCACGTCGAATCATGTCGTTCTACGGCGTGCCCCGCCGTCAAGCGGTGATTGATGCGCGTGTCGACTATGTGGCTTTCACGGGCGACGTATTGATGGGGATGCCCAAATGACAAAACACATGTTTGCACCAGGTGTGATTGATGCATCACCTACACGCTTTGAGCGTCGAACACTTGCACGCCGTTGGACCGTGCGAGTTGTTGCGGTGATGGGGGTGATGGCTTTTATTGCATGGAAGTACCTATGAGCAAGTCATCTCAAAACCTCAAGGCTGCTCTGCGCCAATCAGGCTATGTAGATACCGCGCCGTCGTGCGGTGACTGTGGGCGCGCTTCAGAGGAACCTCAAGGCACGTTTTGCATGGTGCATTTAGTGCTGGTAAACGACGATGCGCGATGCGTCCACTGGATGCCATCCAACAGTTGGATGCGAGCCAACCCAGATGTGGCGCATGTCTATGCCAGCGATGCACTTTCACCAGCTGAGCTGGCCTATGCAGATAAAGCACACGCGTTGCCAAAACCAGCATCTAGGGGTTAAGCCATGACACACATCACCTCATCACAAGTCTTGACTGAGTTGAGTCATCACATCGGCCGTGACAACGGTATTCATGTGCAGGACTTGGTTCGACGCATCACCTGCGAATCAAAAGTAAACGCACCGCTTGAGCGGCGTGTTCGCCAGTTGGTAGCTGAGCTACGCATGGAAGGGCATCACATCTGTGCCCATCCTGCGCGTGGCTATTTCATGGCGGCAACAGCAGAAGAGCTGGCCGATACCTGCGAGTTTTTGTACGAGAGAGCAATGACAAGCCTGACACAGATCAGCCGTATGAAACAAATTTCTCTGCCTGACTTGCGCGGGCAACTTCACTTAAAAACTTGAAAGGACAGACCATGTCAGAAGAAGAACAAACCATCCCCAAGGGTTATTGGAAAAACGCCAGCGGTGCTTTGGTGCCCGAGTCGAAGATTAAACCGATTGACAAAGACCGTCATTACGTTGTCCGAGACTTGATTGAAGATGCAAAAGATTTGTCAAGCCGCATCGTAGGCTTCAAGCTGGAGGCCATGAACGCGATTGAAGAGTTTGTGGTTCGTTCACTTGATCAATACGACGTGAAGCATGGTGGCAAAAAAGGCAACGTCACATTGGTGAGCTTTGATGGTCGCTACAAAGTCGTGCGACAGATGCAAGAAACCATCGTCTTTGACGAACGCCTGCAAGCGGCCAAAGCCCTGATTGATGAGTGCATTCATATTTGGGCCAAAGGTAGCAACGCCAACATCAAAGTGCTGGTGAATGACGCTTTTCAAGTAGACCGTGAAGGAAAGATTTCCACGGGGCGTGTTTTGGGACTGCGCCGTTTAGATATCAAAGACGAAACCTGGACACGCGCAATGGCTGCTATCAGCGACAGCATGAATGTGGCCAGCACCAAGCCTTATGTGCGCTTCTACGAGCGCAATGCGGCTGGTGAATATGTCTCTATCAGCTTGGATGTGGCGTCGTTATGAGTAAAGACAACGATATCCCAGTGAAGTGCTCACGCTGCCGTCACCAGTGCATGGAATCTGAATGGCTGGACAAACCCAAGCGTTCAAGCGGTGGCATCAGCATGACCGAAAAGGTCTGTCCGAAGTGTGGCTGCAAAAGCTACTACGACATGCGTCCACAAGTGGCATGGTGTTGGGCCAGCGGTTTGATTGAAATTGGTGATACGCCACCTGACGACAAGGCAGATGGCTCCGGTGCAATTGTGATTGCAGACGGCCCCAAGTCTTTTCTGCAAGGCGTAGTTTCTGTCAAGGCTCGACATGGGCAAGGTGCCAGTGCAGGAAAACTTCTGGTGCCTGGCGTGCCAGAAGCCGAAAGCGAACAGGCTGCAGCCGACGCACTCGCGGCGTGGCTTGAATGGTGCGCAAAAAGTAATGGCAAGAAATATAGCCACGGTGTGACGTTCAAGAGAGAGGTTTAAGCATGGGACACAAAAGTTTTGAACAGCTCGCACAAAGTGCATACGACGCGTATTGCAAAGCACAGCTTGGAAATCCGTTGCAACGATTTGAATCCATGCCGTTTAAGCGCTGGAGCGAATTGCCAGAAGCGGAACGCAATGACTGGGTTGCGGTGGCCAAACAACTGTGGTCCGAATTCGCCGCAGTCCACTAACACGATGAGCCGCCATGACATACGTTGAAACTTTTATCGTGTGCTTTGCCGTCGTGTGGCTTTGGCTCACACATTGGCGCTTTCAAGCGCTTGAATCGCGTATCCAACGGCTAACCGAGTTACTGAGTAAGACGGCGAAGGAAACGGATAGCACTGTCGAGATGAAAGCGATTGAGATTCGCCTCAAAGTCAGTGACGACGACGGTAACAAGCTCTCATCAACTCTCACATGGTCAGCCCATGAAATCGAAGCTTTTCGTGTAGAGGAATGGCTCAGTCAGCGCGGACTTGTGATGGCTCCAAAGGGCAAGGACTTCAAAGTCAAACAGTGAACGGTTGTCTCCTAGATCAAAAGCCGATCGGCGGCGCTGATCTTTCTCCCCCGGCCTTCTGGTCGGGGGCTTTTTAAACAAGGGTTAAGCGTATGAAATTCAAAACACTCATCACGAGCATCATCACCTCTCTGCTGATCGGCGCACTCATTGGTATCGGCATGCAACTGGCGACCTACCTACTGCCGTCCAAGCCGCGCGTGCTGAAGATCAATCTTGATGACGTTGAGAACTGCGCGTCGAACAAGGTGGCGCAATGACACGCGATGAAGCGCTCAAGAAAATCAAGAAGTGTTTGGCGCTGGCCAAGAGCCCAAACCCAAACGAGGCAGCGACAGCCATGCGTCAGGCGCAAAAGCTGATGGAGTCCTTCGGTGTCAATGATGACGATGTGAGGCTGAGTGATGTCAATGAGCAATCAGCATCTGCACGTATGCAAAGCATGGCGATGTGGGAGGTAATGCTTGCCAATGCAATTGCTAGCACGTTTGGTGTCGAATGTTTTTGGAAAAAAGAGTTTTTGGGCTGGACGCGTAGCGGTGCAAAGTACAAGCGATTTATTTTCTTTGTCGGATTAGGTAGCTCAACCGAAATTGCAACTTATGCATGGGATGTGTTGTCTCGCCAATGTGCCAAAGCACGACTTGCGCATATTCGAAGCCAACCAGCGCGTTGCAAACCTATCACGCTCACAGCGAGGGGCGATGTTTTTGCTGAAGGTTGGGTGATGGGTGTCAAAGGCAAGCTCAGTGTATTGGCTACAACAACTCATCAAAAAGAGCTTGTCCAAAAGTTCATTGAAACAAAGCATCCAGAAATGGAGAAGGTCAACGCCAAAGACCGTTCAGTGGGCAGAAACGTTTCAAACAATGATCGCTACCAAGGCCTAAAGCAAGGCCTTGATGCATCGCTCAATCGCGGCGTTGGTGGTGTGGCAAAGCAGGGAGTATTGGCATGAAGTGGTTAGACGATATTCGGTTCAAAAAATTCACGGCCGCGCTTGAAAAAGATAAAGACATGATGGCTCTTTTAGAGCTTGCTTTTCAAGCTGGGGCGGAAGCTGCGCAAGAACAGCTCAAGCAAGAGCAGGGTGAGCCTGTGACGGTTGTGGAAAAAGTCATCTCAAATCTTGAGCCACTTATTGATGCAAAAAATCAATCGTGGGCGCAAGCAGAAAAGATGTTGCTTGATATTCTTGGTGAGAAGTCGGCATTAGCCAAGCAAAGCACTCCGTGCGTAGAGCAGGAAAACGAGCCGGATCAAAAATCGGCGGAAGAGCTGAACTGCGCTGAAGACGTGCTTGATGCACTGTCAGTCGGTCTTGACATGGGGAAGACTGACTTTGAATGCATCGGCGAGTACATCACCGCAGTGTTTGAGGCGCAGGCGAAGAAGTTTGGTATGTCCAAGCAAAAGCAGGATGAGCCTGTGGCGTACCCTGACAAATGCCCAATTACACGCAGAGACTTTTTTATGCTGATTGAGCATCCAACACTTGGCCTAGTGCCAACTTACGGTGGGCCATACGACAGCTACACCATTCCACATATGGAGGGTGACGCAGGACAACTTTGGCATGAGCGTGAATTGATTTGCCATCGCTTTGACCATGATGAAGGTTATTGGATGGATGACGTTATGGGTGTTGAGACTATTCCAATGCGGGTTATCAGTGAAGATGCCTTAAATGAGTTGTTGGAGCAAAAAGAAGACACCACACCACAACAACAAAATCCACTCGAAGGCGTCATTGACGTTAAGCCAATCGGATACCACAGCCTACAGCTTATTTTTGACTCGCAAGAGTCAATCAAGAAATTCCAAGCCTCCTACGGCATTAAGGGGGATGCATGATGTGTATAAAACTTCAAATTCTTCAGCACAGTCTTGGGCTCAATCAATATGGGCAGGGCCGCCAATACAGAAACCATTTTGTGGCTGGTCCAGGCAGCACTGACTTCGCCATATGCATTGAGCTTGTAGAGGCTGGATTGAGGAAGCGTCGCTCATCATTCATCCTGACCGCTGGCGATGAAGTATTTCATGTCACACCAGCTGGAGTTGACTTTGTGGCCCTGAATAGCACCAAGCCTCCCAAGGTGTCAAAAAGCAAGGCTCGTTACCTGCGGTTTCTTGAGTACGGCGATGGATTTGATTCGTTTTTGCAGTTCTGCCGTTGGGATGCATCGTCAGAACGAAGCTGGAATGGGGGGCACGCATGATCAACTCAAGAAACAGCGAGCTGGCAAAAATCCACGTTGCCAAAAAGCAGCTTCAAATGACCAATGATGACTACCTCGCCATGCTATGGACGCAAGGCCGTGTGCGTAGTTCCGCTGACCTCGATCACGCGGGTCGCCGTAAGGTGCTTGATTACCTTTCAAGCATGGGTTTTAAGCCAATTGCAAGCCCTCAAACCAAGCGTCCAGCACGACCAACTCCCACGCCTGACAAGTTGCCCCTTGTGCGTCGAATTCGCGCTCAGCTTATTAGCTTGGGGCGCTTGCCTGACAGCTATGCAGACGGCATCGTGAAGCAAATGCTTGGTGTCGATGCGCCTGATTTTTTTGAATGGTGCAACCCTGCTGATTTGCATAAAGTCACGCAGGCGCTTGGGGTTGAACAGCAACGCAAGGGGGTTGCCAAATGACAGACAGCACAGTCATGCGCAGACGCGCCTCAGAAGCCTTGCAATCAGTGGCTGATCATGTCACTGAGCGCCTGCAAAAAGACCATAAGCTCAGCATCGACGCAGCTGCCGATATCGGCAACGATCTCGCTGACTGGATGGCCGACTTTTTAGGTGGCCAGCTCATCTATTTCGCCCGTGGTAAGTCCCGCGAAATCTCGACCCGTGATCTCCAAATTTTTGAGCGCATGAAACGTGGAAACGCCAATGAGCTGGCTGCTGAATTTGGCATCAGCTACGTGCAGGTATATTCAATCTACCGCCGGATGCTTCGCGAAGCCCGTAAGGCCCGCCAGCCCGGCTTGTTCAAAGATGAAGATGAGAAATAAGATGACACTGATACACATTGGTTATGTGGCGGTTGGCAAAGATGATGAAATGCGAAATGTTGAGCTGTTGGACTACGCTGGCGCAACTGAGCTTGAGGTCGAGCGCAAAGTACTAGCTGCTGCACACGCACAGGGCTATAAAGGGACGGCTAAAGACCGCCTGCAAGAGCTCGGCTGGTGGGTCGAGCCTATCTATGTCCAGCAAGGGGAAGAGAAAAATGCCGAATAAAATTGATGTACTGATGATCAATGGCACCGCTCAAGGTAAAGTGCTTGCAATAGAAAACGAATTAGAGATTTTTCGTTTATTCCAAGATGGGATTCACGCCAGAGAGCTGATAACTTATAAGTTGTGCGACTTTATTGCTTCTGGACGTGTGTTTCGCATCGGTATCTCGAACGATGTTGCAGTCCCCGCTGATGGGGTGATACAAGCAATGATTCTTGATGGCGCAAAGATTGGATTTACTCCATACAAAACAACCTATCAAGCGCCGCATGAAATCAGTACTGTTGAAAAACAATGGTGGTATGCGTTTGAGTTGATGCAAGATAAATGGAATCAAAATAACCGCTAGAAGATGCTGTGGATAACTTTGATTTATGCACAGATCACTCAAAAATAGCGGCCTAATGGTTCTAGAGGGAGAGCAACTTGTTCATTACGGACAAGTTGGATAAGTTCAAAGCCTGAAACTCCAGCCTAGTCTGTCATACCCAGCAAGTCCCACCAACCCAGCAGTTATGGGCTATTTATAGGCGTTTAAAGGGGCGTAAAACGTAGGCTAGGCCAGTCACCCCACATCTCAAATATCGTGACCACCGCCCGTTAAAAGCTTGATCCCGTCCATTTTTGGAATCAAAGGGCCAAATTTTTCTAAACCCCCGTCACCATTGGCTTTTCCCGCTAATCTTCGATAATTCCCGCCTATTCCCGTTTCCTCTAATACCTAGTCCCTGCACAGATTTGAATGTTTTTTTGTTTCATTTGCAACACTCCTTCCGCCTATGTGGTGGTTAGTGTGTTGCATCGACCGGTTGAATCCGCCGCCTAGTGTTGAATTTGGTTGCGTGATTTCTTTCCACCCAAACACGCAGAGCGGATTTGATCGACGGTTGCTTCACCGGTTTGACGAAGGTACAGAATGATTTCTTCGGTCCCTTCATTTGCGACATTCGTTCTGACTTGATTTTCGTAATGCTCAATAGCTGAAAGTTGGTTCTGAATTTTTTTGCCAAGTTTCAAATACGCAGGTCCAAAGCGCGTTGTTCTCCAGCGTTGAAGTGTTTTGGGGCTCATGCTCCATCGGGCGGCCAGTTCAATTTCGGTTAGGGTTGAGCTCACGTTGCGTACTCCTTAAAACAAATGGAGTTGTATTTACGCGTACTTTTTTAGAGAAGTCGAGTCCCATGGAGGCTATGAATTTTTATTAGTAATTGACCTCCATGCTGAGTGCACGTGATTGGTGCATATGACCTTTTGGAGGCAACTCTGCGCTTCGCCGCGGATTCGCGCTACGACGCGAATAGATAAATAGGAGTTTTTCGGCTCTCCACCACCATATGCAGAAGAAAACCCACTAGGCATTCGCCTAGTGGGTTTTTTATTGCAACATCACCACTGCGTAGTTTGCAGGGCGTTTGTCACGATTT